GGACACCTGTAAGGCCGGTGTGAGCCCTCAGAACGATCCTTTGCGGGGTCGTCCAGATGGTTTGGTTGGCAATCCTTTCTTAGGCACTGGGATTCTCACTTCTTCTTCGAGAAGTCGAAGTGTGAGTTCCTGCGCCTTAGAACAGGAGAGCCGGGGAAGTTCCTTACTAGGGGCAACTCGCGACAATCGTCGAATGGCACATAGCCGTCGACGAATGTCCTTGTAGCGCAGAGTGAGGAAACGATATCCTTTCAAACCCTCTAATACGAGGAGAGTTTGGCGGGTCCGTTCACGTTCGTTCACCCAAGTATGAGCAAGCTCAACTTTCATCCGATCTTGACCACCGAAGGTTGTATTTCCTTTGTTTCGACAGCATCGAGCTGCAAACCTAGGAAATTCCCTTCGGAGGGTCGGGATGGATGTTAGAAGACTTGTCTTACTAGGGTGGAACTTACGTAATGGTTCCGCTATCCTCTTCTCGATAGAGTTTTTGGATTGGACTATCGCCCGTGGTACAATGATCTGGCTCTGACAAACCTGTCGCACGTATGCGGCGGTGCGTTTAGGATAAAAGTATCTCCTCCTCGGAGGTACTAATCCCAAACCCCCCAAAGCGACGGGCAGGTAACATTCAGGGCCAAGCGAATTTTCCAGTTCTCGAACGGGCGGTAACAGCCGTTGCACTGTGCGAGCAAGTTTCCTTCCGAGGAAGGAATCTTGTCCATAGTGCTCAACAGCTTGTATTACTGCCGGTACGCCCTTCTCCGTTTCTCTCCAGCTAATTGTAGCTGCAGCGAGAGATGGGAGTTGGGACAGTCGTTCGAATTGGAAAAATTGACCGCCTCTCCGGTTTGCAGGTCCGTATACACAGACCTTCCGGAAAGCGCGCTCAAGGTACCAAGCCTTATTCAGCGAAATAAAGCACTTTTTGAACTGGAGTTCCATGCCTGTAAGGCGTGGTAACCAGTAACAATAAGCGGTTATTTGCTGCTTTGTCCAGATCGAAACTAAATCATCTCCCTTTATTCTATAGGAATTCCAAGGAATTCCTATATACCTAATAAAGGCATGATGCAGTAGACTGAGCAAAGGCCAAGATCCTCCGAGACCCAGACAGGTTCCCCGTTTAACGGAGAGCCAGTCATCAGCGTGTCGGAGGCTTGAATTATAAAATACACATGGATTTGCCCCTATTTCTAAGGCGAACAGATCGATCACATCCTTACGGATGAGATCGGTTGCAGCCCTAAGATCAGCGGAAAAGCAATAGTATGTATTAGGACCCAATCTACCAGGAAAAGGTAGATTACTGAGAACCTCACCCTTGCCTACGGGGTCAAAGATGCGCTTTGCAGCACATCTATGAGCCCGAAGGGTGAATACACTCAGGTCCTCCCCAAGCGATTCCACCAACTCAGGTATCTTTTTCATTAAAGACCTAAGTGTGGTGCCCGCTTGAGCTGCAAATATAGAATGCTCTAACGATGAGAGGGTCACAGGGCGAACCTTTCCAGGTTCGCGGATTCCCGTGATCTTTCCCACTGTTAGGATTTTGAGGCCCCCATGTGAGGGTGACCTGACGGTCAACCTACTGGGGATCCCACTACCTACAGGAGTATCTATATCCCATATGACTGGTGTGGGCCAAGTTGGCCCTAACCAATCATAGATATAGGTATCCATGTAAGCATTCAACTTACTTGCAGTCCCTGCAGTTACTTCAGCTTCGTGAGTCTCTGCCTCGTATCCTATACTTGACAGAAACTCTCCCAGCTTACCCTGACCCTGTATTACACACCTAGTGTGATGCAACGTAGCTTGTGGGCCTAAGACATGGCCCATTACTACGCGTGGTTCGGGGAAGAAACTGCGCTTTCCAATTTTTAGGATTTTGGCGATTGATATGGGCGGATAAGATGTATCCGCTTCTATCGCTCGTCGATCCCTAAAGTTCACGAGTTCCTCCACTACCTTTTCAGGTGATGGAAGTTCTAGTGTCCTTCCTAACATAGATAAACGGAGGTAGGCCATTCGGTCTGCCTTTATTATCTTACGATAGGAAAGAGGAAAGCACTGCTTAAAATCACGTTTAGACTCTTTGTTAGGTGACGCACCTAACCCACGAGCCCTAGCGTAATTGAGAGCAGATTTGAGGGTTGTTGAGCTTGCTTTAACAAAACCACCGTAAGGTGTTTTGGCAAGCAAGAATAACTTCTTCCGTTGACGGCTGGTACTGCCAGTCAGAGGAAGTGTTGATGTCCACAGGCGCTTACGCAGGTTTAACCTGTAGAGAGTATCCTTTTCGGACGACAATTGGCCAACCCTGGCCAGCCACTGAGAAATCTTAGTGGCCCATGATGCTATTGCATTAGTAAGCTTTGTAAAGGCTTTCTGACTCATTAGTGTCTCC